CTCCACTATTTCAGGAGTTGTAAACCGTGATAAATTAACAACATAATAATTTGAATCTCTCATATCGTGATAAATTGATTTTCGTCTGAATGCTCGATGTAATCGCCGCTATTAATACTATACTCTGAAAGGGTTTGAGAAGTTGCAAATATCTTATCCCTGTAAACAATATCCGTTCCGTTGAGTACTTTAAGATTATAAAATTTGCCCTCCTCTAATGAAAATGTTAAAGATGCTGTTAAATAATAAGTGCTTACCGTAAAGGTTCCAGATATTGTAGCTTCGGTATTATTTTGCTCGTCTCTTATAATTACCGAATCCGCCTCATTCTCACGGGCAATAAATTTCAAGGTTTGCGCTGTCGATATTGGCTTTAGTATAATCATCTATCTATATAACAACAAAAGTGCTGATTTGTTTCTATTAAAAAAGCCCTTACATCACATAAGAGCCTTTTTCACTTAAACTAACCAAACAAAAATTACGTTCCTTCCGTAACCGTAAAGCCTTCAGAATCATCCATTATTGCTGAATCTATAAAATCCGCAGGAGCTTTTTCCATGCCTATAAATGTTATGTTATAGCCGCTTAAATCGCCCATTGCTGAACCGCTTACGGTGTTTACACTAACCTCGCATCCATGTTGTGCGCCTGCAAGTCTAAAATTTCCATTATAATCTTCAATAATTATCTGCGGTCTGCCGCTTGCTAATAATTTGGCTTGTGTCTGTGTCGCCAAATCTTGTTTTTTTAAGGTTATCGTTCCCGTTTGTGTCCAGAAATTACTTCCAGTTCCTCTTTCATTTGAATTTTCTTCGTCGAAAGTATTTTCGCCTTTTAAATCATATTTAAAAGTTGCAACGGCTGCAGCTAAAGCTGTAATTTCCTCTGCTGTAAAAGTTGCATTGGCGTAGAATTCGCTATCGTAATTTATAAAATATATTGCCCGCAATCCGCCGACACTTTGCTTACAGGGTTCTAATCGTCCTAATGAAATATCGCATGCCATAAATATCTGTTTTTCAAGTTAGCTTTTCAACTAACAATTATTATTTTTTTAACTCGGCGTGTATAAAACGAGTTCAGAACCGATGCCATATTGTACGGCTGCGGTATATCTTAAAATTATCCTCACATTCTGGCTTCCGTCATTTTCTTCCATATCTAATACTCGCACCTCTGTCGCATCATTCAAAAGTCCTGTTCCGTACCAAAGATTCTCTTTTTCACCGACAATCATATAGCTGTCTGCTAATCCATTTGCAACAAATATCGGCACACCATCAAAAGATAAAGAGCCATTGTTAAACCATTGCGTTCCTTGTGCATTCGTTCCCGCTGCTCCAAGTCCACTCGCTCCGAAACCTCCGAGAGCTCTGATATATGCTCTTGCCACATTTTGAGCGATATATAATTTCGTTCCCTCGTTTCCATATATATTAGAGGACATAGCATCCACCGCACTTCCGAGTTCCGCTATAACATTGGCGGCTGTTACGCCTCCAGATGCTCCAGTAACATCGACAACATCACTGTCAGCCGTTGCTAACGTTACAAAACCGTCATACTGTCCAGTTGTTCCATTTGCTCCCCTCCATATACTTATCTCTTGCTCTTTTGCTACCGTTGCAGCTACTTTCGCTACAAGGAAATCTTGGAACGTTTTAGGTAAATTATCATAAACAGAAATTCCCATTGAAATTGCTTCCCAGTCGCTGCGAAAATCTTTTTTACAAAGCTGCAGGTTAACTTGAAATTCCTCTGGCTGAAGGATTCTCTCAGTAAGCGTTACGCTCGATGCTGCTGTAAAATCGCAGGTCGCATCCACACTTAACGAGCCAAGAGCTAATTTTTTAACGACCTCTTTATATTTGATATTCGGCTTCACCGTAATACCGCCGTTCGCTATCGTATTTCCGCTAAACAATGCAGCAGAAATGTACTTGTTTTTAAATTCACCGCTATACGTGGTCGTGATACTTGTAGTTGTTGCCATCTTTTTTTATTTTTTCTAATTAAACATTGTTTTAAATACCAAATCTTCGGTACTCATTGTTCTATTTTCACTATATAGATTTAATTGTTTTTTCTCTATATTATCTGGAGCGTGTTTTAAAGGCTCTACTTTTTCTTCTTTATCATCTTGTGACAAGGCAGTTATTTTTTCTGTTAATTCCGTTCTTAATTTTTCAATTTCAAACATCACTTCTTCTTTTGAGAAATGCACCTCTTTAGAAACGCTTTCTATAATCTTTTTAGCAGGCGTTTCGTCTTTAGCCTCCACCGCTTTTGTGATTTCTTTGTTTTCAACTTCTTCAGCTTCTGGTGCCTCTTCTTTTATTTCCGCTATAATACCAACCTCTTTAACTGATAGAATTCTCCCGTCTTGGATTTTGTAATCTCCAATAGGAAGTGGAACACGTGATTCGTCGGTAACGATAAATACTTCGGCATCTGCTTCAAAAATCTCTGCCTCTACAACCGTTCCGTTATCTAATGTAAGTTGCTCAAGTTTGATGTTGATTTTTTTAACCAACAATGCTTCTGGTGTTTCTGGTGTTTCTTTCAATCCCAAAATGCTCTTTATTTTGTTCAAAATATTATTGTCGTCCATCATGTTGTTTCTTATATAACAGTCTTTATCTGTTATTGTGTTGTTTTGCTAATTACGAGTTATTATTCTCACGCCATCATTTGCGGGTTTTACGGCGGGTTTTACGGGTTTACGGGTTTTACCAGTCGCTTTACTTGCTTTCTTTTTCGCCATCTTGAATAGTTTTTTTGATTTTCTCAAGTAGTTTTTCGCTTGACATTTTTATTTTGTTTGCCTCTGGAAATATCCCCTCAATCGAAAAACCGTTTATCTTTCCGTCTTTACACATCTGGAGCAGCCTGTCATCCTCGACTTTCATAGTTCCGATAATAGAACCAACGGGTGCGTTTAATCCATACATTACAGATTTGTCATGTACCTCATGCTCTTTTTCCCAAATCTCGGTTATGTATGCTTTGTTGTTTGCGCTCTCTTTATGCTCTAAAGTGACCTGACCCTGAAGTTGGTTTTTCATATATTTCTGCATCGCATTTCGTGAAGTCTTTTTGGAAAAAAACACATAAAAAGGGTCGCCGTTTTTATCACGTCTTAAAATAGGTTTGTTAGGTATTAGTATAACTCCCATTAAAATCCGTCTCGCATCATCGACAACTTTTAGAGTTACGTTATATTCTTTCTCCAGCATAATCCAATCGCTGTCTATCGCTGGCTCGTCAACTAAACTAATAGCATTAATGCCACCGTTTTCATCATTCTCGTCCAGTACCAATTCTATAATCTGCATAGGCTTGTTTTAATAAAAACAAACTATTATCTCTTTTGTGTTGTTTTAGCCTAACGAAGATTCCTCGATTATAGAGCGTTCCAGACTTTGAGAAGTTGTAACGTCATTACTGACAACATACGCCTGAATTGGCTCTTGCATTTGACTGCCTATCAATGCCGCTAATTGATTTGTGTCACTTGAGCCCACGAGATTAAAACTTGGTGATTGTACGGACGGCATCGATGGTGCAGTCGCACTCGCCCCTCCACCTCCACTCGAACCATTTGGTGTTTTTGTTTTAGCAATATTTTTAACCGCCGCAAATCCTTGTGCAGCTACAAAAACAGATGCTATTACCTTTTGTAATATTGATGCAGTTAAAAAAGGACTTTCTGCTTTTTTACCCCATACTTCTGAAATACCTTGATAGGTATTTATTAGTGCGGCTGCTATTGATGCAGCCTTTGCTGCCTTGCTATTCTTTCCTAATAATACTGATAATTGCCCAAATGTAGCTTTGGCTAAATTTAATTTTTGACGCTGTACTATTTCATCATCTTTGATTTTTCTGTCATTTGCTTCACGGCTTGCTTTGATGTCTTTATCTAATTTTCCATCCTTTAAATTGCTTATTTTATTCTCCCAATAAGAGATTGCTTCAAACCTTTCAGACCCTTCTGCATTTAAAGCATCTAATTTTATAATCGTTCTTTGTAGTTCTAATTCTGCTTTTTCTATTTCAGTTTCAGCATCTTCATTCTCCTGTTTTAGTTTAAAGTCATCCTGTATTTTCTTTATTGATTCTAATCTTTTTCGCTCGGTTTCTTTTCCTTTAAGTATATCATCTTCTTTTAATTTATTAATAGCGGCGATACCTGACTTTTCTTCGTTTTGAAAAGTTGTTAAAGAAGTCTGTAAACGTTTCTGCAAGTTTAATTTAGCAGTATCTAATTGTATTCCTTTCGCTTTTAAATTTGCGACCGCTTCCAAATCCGCTTTGTTCGAGCCTGCCAATTTATTCTCTGCTATCTTTGCATCTAATCTTAATTTGTTTGCTGCTATCTCTTTATTAGATATTTCTTCTGCGATTATACCAGCCTCTTTTAAAAATTCAACCCTTTCTGCGGCGGTGAACTTATCTCGCTGCTCGGATTTAAAACGTAAGTCTGCAATGTCTTTGTCTGCTTGCGCTCTTTCGACAATTAGCCTTCGCTCTATCTTATCCGCTTTCGCTCTTTGGTCTGCTATCTGACCAGCTATTTTACCCTCTTCTGTTAACTCATTTATTAGCTTCCCAGTTGCATCCTTAACTTTATTGATAGAATCTTTAACGCCTGTCAGTGTATCTATATAAGAGCTACCTGCTTTTTTGGCGTCCTCCATTGCTCCTTTAAAATCCCTGCTAAATACCTTCTTAATTGCTGACCCTAAAAACCCAAACATTTCAATCAAACTCGAAATCCTATTTGTAATATTTTGTTTTATGGCTTTAGCAAAATCTTTTATAGCTTGCTTTGGATTCTCGAATACCGATATAATCTTTTCGCCAAAACTTGCGAGAATATCAACTAAATTGCCGACCACTGAGCCGATGATTCCCATAAGTTTAGCAAACTTATTCTGACCTGCCTCTGTATTTGTAAAGGCTGTTTTAACTGCTAAAATTGCAATCAATAAAGCTCCTATTCCGGTGCCTATAATCGCTATTTTTAAAATATTAAATCCACCTGTTAAAGATTTTACAGAAGCAAGCATCCCTTTAAACCTGCCAACAGCACCGCCAGAAACCTTATCCAAAGTGCTTCCCATTTCTTTAGCACTCTTTTTAGTTTTATCAGTTTCTTTTTTTACTTTAGATATGGAGGTCTTTAGCTTATCAACTTTTTTTATGCCTTTGCCA